ATACATCAAAGAAGCATTTCCTGAGGTAAATGTTAAGACATTAAATCTCTCTTCCAATACAGTTAAATCGTAATTGTAATCATATACACGCCAAGTCGGTTTATTCACACCAATCACTTCGCCATTCAATTGATTACAAACAGTATATACTTGCGCAGAGGGATCCAGCGGAGGTTGAAAAGTACTGAACTCAAATTGTATGTTTTTAAATTTACTTAAATTGATGGCTCCACTCGGTTGAAAATCAAACGGATTCGTATGCAAATTGAAGTTATAACAATAGAGCCCATCAGGAGAATTACCACTAGAACGAGCATACTTTTCTACATAATTAAACACATCTGCTTCAAACTGATTCTCTCTATATTTACCGTCTAATAACAATGCCCATGTTTGCATTATATTTTTTTGATTTCCTGGATTATATTGTCCAGTGACATAAATATTTGAAGGTGCATCTGATTGACCTGTATAACAACCCACACCTGACGGATCCAATGCCGGTGTATATATTCCACCACCATAACCATTACCACAAGGAAGTTGTATTGTGGCAAAACCATTACCCAAGGAAGGATTCTTTAAGTCACTAGGTAAATAATCATACGGCCAATTACTATAATTTGACCATTCATTTCGCATATAAGCGTCACTACGCTGAAAATACCACATCCAATTAGCGACCATACTTAAACTATCCAGATATACACTATTTGATCCAGTCACATTAGGAAAACTATATTCATAAACTTCTTTTATTAAATAGGTTTGATCTTGTGCGGCAAAGACTTGCATTTCTTCTTCTGAAATAAAAGCATAGGTGCTTATTAAATGTATGTCAGCCGCCCAATTCGTCCGTTTATCCGAATCAGTATAGTCTAACTGAGGATTAGGTGGCGGCTGTATAAACTGATAAAACTGAAATAAAATATCCGTCTGGTTAGCCTGTTGATAATTCATATCTAAATTGGTCACATCTCTCACCACATATAATTCATTTATAGGTCGCATTTCTACATCAATATAAAGTTCATTATACTGTAAACTAATCAAAGGAAAAGCCATTTTCGCTGCTAAGGTAAACCATACATTTAAAGGTATATAAACGTTACGAGCTCTAATTGATGGTTCGGGTCCTAATTCAGATCCGTCATAATAGGCACTTGGATACACATTTGAACGACTACCTGAATTAGCAGGATCATTTAATTCCGGTACATTTCCTGTCATATTGTAATATAAATGTTTCTTGGTTTCATTAAAATCTCTCTCCACTAAATTCTGCAAATATTGCCCAGAAAACTTTTGAATGATTTGCCCGCCTACTGTAAACCTAACCTCAGTTATCATTTGCGAACCCAAATTTTTAATCCATTTAAACTCATAAGGACGCCATTGACTGCGAGTACTACAATTAGGAGGTAAAATAGGACTCCATATATTAGGTAACGATACGACTAAATAGGTATCCATTAATAAATCAGCATAACGAGAGATTTTAAACTTGAAATTAGACTTCTCATTTAAGCGCAATGTTCGCAATCCTTCAAAGTCTGTGCGAAATTTCTGTAAACCAAAATTCGTATATTTAGCATACTTACATTTAAACATCGTCTTTGAAGGATTTCCATTTAATATAATATTCTGGTTTCCATATGAAATTAAGTTTAATAATCCACCAGGCATACTTTGTATATATATTAATATGACTTTTTTTTAACTATGTTTTAATTTATTACACTTAAAAAAAAAATGACTTGTTAATATAAGTTATGAGTCAAAGTAGTAGAGAATTAGCTTTATCAGGACAACAAAAAGCTAGACCATCAGATGTTCAATCTGCAATTGATATTACAAATAAAGGAGCGCAAATAGTCAAAGATTATACGCCCGGTTTTGCCAAAAAAGGTCTCACTGGTATTAAACATGCAGGAGAGTGGGGAGTAGAAAAAGTAACTAATTCTAGATTAGGGCGTTTTGCTGCAAAAAAAGTAGATCAATTAGCTAATAAAGTCCGTTCTGGACAGGCATTGCAATTTAATGCAGGAAAAGTGGTTACTTCTTTGGCAGGAATTAAAACCGTCGGCGACCTAGCGAATATTGATGCAATTACTCAAGTCATGATTATTGTTATAGCAATTATTTTTTTTATGATGTTTTGGTGGATTTTCAATAAACTTAATTTAAATAAACAAAATTGTAAAACTATAGAAAAAACTTTTGATAGATTTCCTTTTATAATTAATATTAATCCAGATAACCCTACCTTTAAGAATCGTTTGCGTGATTATTATATTAAAACAGCTTATAATTGTTGTGCAAGCGGTAATTATAAAAATGATTTCGTAAATTTATGTGCACTTAAAAACTGTATTAAACAAGGCGTTCGTTGTCTAGATTTTGAAATATATTCCCTTGAAAATGCGCCAATTATTGCCGTTTCATCTAACGATGCTTTTACTGTAAAAGAATCTTATAACTTTATACCTTTTGCCAAAGCGATGGATGTCATTTCCACTTATGCGTTCTCTGGCGGTAATTGTCCAAATCCAGATGATCCTTTGATTTTACATTTCAGAATTAAAAGTAGTAGTAAAAATATCCAAGATGCGATGGCGAATGCACTTTATAATACCTTAGAAGATCGTTTACTTTGTGCTGAATTTAGTTATGAGAATAATGGACTAAATATCGGAGCCTTTCCTATTGCCAATTTAATGGGTAAAGTAGTAGTTATCGTGGATAAATCAAACCCGATTTTTACCGATACACTCTTAAACGAATATGTAAATTTAGCAAGTAATTCGGCGTTTATGAGGTCATTACGTTATAGAGACGTTGAATTTACCCCGGATAAAGATGAGTTGATTTTCTTTAATCAACAAAATATGACGATTTGTTTACCGGATTTATCCGCTAGAAATAAAAATTATTCTTCCGCTTTAGCGATGTCATATGGGTGTCAAATGATTGCTATGTCTTTTCAAAAATTTGACGATAATATGCAGTTTTATACGCAATATTTTGATGATGCAGGCAGTGCGTTTGTATTGAGACCGGATCGTTTAAGATATATTCCAACATATATACCTATACCTCCTGCACAAGATCCGGCTGTATCTTATGGATCAGCTACCACTAATCCTCTGGGTCCTAATGGTCCTCATAGTTTGGATATGGTTATTACTACAGATTATGGTGGTAAAGGACATAAGCGTTCATAACGGTTCAAATAGTCAAACTTTATGCGGAACCGATGATACTGTAGTTGCTTCTAATGTATCGGCTGAATGTATTAATAGTATATATACTGAATATGGTAAATGTAAATTTAATATTACAAAAGACCCAAATAATCCAAAAGGTTTCTTATATAAAAATAAAGATGGAACTACTAGTAAAACCGGCGATATATTTTCTACGATTACTTTAAGTAAGTTAAAAACAGAGTTGGCTAAATATTTTGGAGGCGCCGATGGTAAAACTACTTGTAATCAATCTGGAGGCATGCCCGTTTAATAAAAACCCCAATTATTTCACATACTTTTTTGTAAAGTATTTTCTCTATTTATATTAAATGACATGTAATAAAAATCTAACCTTTGAAGAAAAAGAGTTAGCCATATTACGTAAATCAGTTGATATAGCCGAATCAAAATTAGTTAAAAAAATTAAAGAATCCAATGATATAGATGCTATAATTAAAATATTAGAAGATTTTCTTCGCAGGAAAAAAGTGGTCTGCTACGGCGGGACAGCAATTAATAATATTTTACCGGAAAATCAACAATTTTATAATAATGATGTGGAAATACCCGACTATGATTTTTATTCACCCAAAGCCATAGAACATTCTATTGCACTCGCAGATATTTATGCAAATAAAGGCTATGATGAAGTAGAAGTACGTTCAGGCGTGCATAAAGAAACCTATAAATTATTTGTAAATTTTGTGCCTATTGCGGATATTACCCAATTAGAACCAAAATTGTTCCGGGTTTTATCAAAGAATTCCATTAGAAAAAATGGCGTATCTTATGCCCCACCCGATTTTTTGCGTATGCAAACGTATAATGAACTGGCGCGTCCCGATGGTGATGTCACCAGGTGGGAAAAAATATATAAACGTTTAATATTATTGAATAAATATTACCCTTTGAAAAATAATGCGAAATGTTCGCAAGTAAACTTTATGAGAGATTTTACAGGTAATCCTGAATTACAAGAAACCCTTTATAATGTAGTAAAAGATGCTATGATGGATGAAGGTGTCGTTTTTATTGGCGGTTATGCTAGCAGTTTATATGGACGACATATGCCACCAGAACAAAAGAAACAACTATTACATGTGCCTGATTTTGACGTATTAGCCGAAGATGCAAAAGCGGTGGCTTATATTATTAAAGGGCGTTTAGAAGATGCCGGATTTAAAAATGTGAGAGTTAATAAAAAACCTGCCGCAGGCAATGATATAATTATGACTCATTATGAAATTGTCGTAGAAGAGGATACTTTATGTTTTATATATGAACCTTACGGCTGTTATAGTTATAATACAATTAAAATTAATAATAAAACGGCGAAAGTCGCGACAATTGAAACTATGTTATTATTTCTTTTGGCTTTTATGTTTGCCGATCGTCCGTATTATGACAATGAGAGAATTATTTGTATGGCTCAGTATTTGATTAATGTCCAAGCTCAAAATCGTTTAGAACAAAAAGGTTTATTGAAGCGTTTTAATATTAATTGTTATGGTAACGAAAAGACTTTGGTTGAAATAAGAGGAGAGAAAGCTTTAAAG